CGCCACTCGATCCAGTTCCGCCCTCGCCACCCAACAAAGCATAACCCTCCGCGATCCGCTGATTACCAGAAGCCGCATACTCAGGGTCCGTACGACGCCAACGAATGTAATTGTCCCCCAAGACACGGGCCGAGGTATTCGCATCAACATCAGGGTTTTCCAAAAACTGCTCACGAGTCTTAGCGTACGAAGGGTTGGTCTCCATCTCCTGACGTATAAAATCTGTCTGAGCCTGAAGCGCAGCGCGGCCAGGGATAATACGACCGTCCTCGCCAATAACCCCGCGCTCTCGCATAAACTCCATAGCCGCAGGAGCACGGTCCCCCTGCCAACTCAACATCCCCACATTCGTCGCATTGTTCGCAGGGTCCTTATGAGACCCAAACAAATACTTCTGCTTCAGGTTGTTCTCGCGGTTAATCTCCGCAGTCAATGCCCGCGCTTGAGGATCAGAGAAACCAGACTCACGAAACGACTTGAAAACCTCCCCAGCCATGTCCTTGTAACTTAGATCCGAATAACTACTCGGGCTCGTACTCTGATCAACCATCAAACTCTCTCCAGCAAACTGTTGACGAAGCATAACCCATACCCAAATGAAAATAAAGTGCGCACAAATTCTCGGGCCAAATGCCTTGGACCTTGGACTTGGGTTTTACTTGTAGTCGCAATGGAAAAACCTCGGAATGATTTTATCGGACCATGTACTAAAGGCCCGCGCGGCAGGCACGGGGCGCAAAAAGGGGGTCTAGGGGGTCGCGAGGCGCAATCCGGCGCGATCGGATCCGGATCAGTAACCCCCGGCGGCGCGGGTTTGGGCGCGGATCGGTGTGAATTAATTTCAATTGCATGCAATTAATTGTGTTTTGAGTGTTGACAATGGCGATCGTTGGTCCCATAACTAAGTTATGGAAGCAATAAAGCGATCCATTCAATTAAGGAATTACTACCATGGACAAGAACACACACCTCGGCCAGATCGCAGTGATCGACGCACAGATCAAAGACCTCACAAAAGAGCGCGACGCACTGCGCATCCAAGCGGTAGCAGAGGGATACGCTACTTGGAACGTCACGATCCGCATGAGCGCACCATCACTATCTTGGTGGAAAGAGAACCGCCCAACAGTCTGGCAGAAGTATGCCAAGCAAAGCACGGTCAAGAAATTCACCGTCGCCTAAGATCATAGCGGTGACCAGCCTCGCAAGAGGCTGGCATCCGCTGCGATCCTGCGGCACTCAACTAAGGAGAATACAATGACAACCGAGACAAATACCCAGCAGAGCACTGGCAACCGCCTTAAGTTTAAGCTCGAGACCATGCTGATGCTGGTGATGGCCGATCGCACTGAGGAAGCTGGTAAAGTATACGACCAGCTGATCGCAGAGTTCGACAAGCTCGCCTAATAACTTGTACCCTGATCGCAACCACACTATGGTCAGGGTACTACCACTCAATTAATAGGAGACTACAATGCCACGTACTACATTCGGAAAGACCCGCGACCAAGCCAAGCCATACGCAATTTACAAAGCCGGAGGCTGGGAATGGCGCGTGCTCAAGACATACAAGCACTCGAGCGCCGAGCTAAAGGATCCACACGCTCGATGGTTTGTCGCTGCAATCTCGCCCATGATGCCCGATGGATCGTATGCGCTGGGGGATACCTACGCTGCAGAGATCAAAAAGCACGGCCAGCTGGTGCTAGCTGATGATGAATGGCTCGAGCAGTACGCATAAGCATAGCGGTGACCAGCCTCGCGAGAGGCTGGCATCCGCTGCGCTTGGCAGTGTTCAACTAAGGAGTAATTCAATGGGAAACCGTGCAACGATCGAGATCCAAGACTATAGCGGCGACGCGCCCGCCTACATCTACCTGCACTGGAATGGGTCACCCGAGGCGGTGATCGAGGCTGTTAAGTCAGCTGCACCACGCATGCGCAAGAGCGATGCATCATACGCCACGGCCCGCCTGATTGGCGAGCTGCACAACCGCATCGAAGGCCACTTGTCGCTGGGTGTCACACAAGCCAAGGCCGAGTGGCGCGATCAATGGGATAACGGCCACTATACGATCGACCTCGGCGCTGGGCGTATCGAACAGACATGCTTCGTCGATGAGGATACCACAGCCACGGCGATCGTCGCGGAAGGTATCGAGTTCGCTAATAACTAAACCACGGCCCCGGCGCTCCGATATATATTGTCTCCGCGCCGGGGCCTTATCGCTGCCGCATCGAGCCACTCGCTTCGCTCGTCAAAAATGTCAAGGCGCAAGGCCCTCGCTTCGCTCGGGGAAAATGTCAAGGCGCAGGGCGCTGAAATCCCTAGATAAAATTGCAATTACTTGTTGACCCCATGCGTGGGGTTTGATAGTCTAAACCTAGGCCAACAAGGTCTTTAACCAAACAGAAAGAGTATACCATGAAATCATCATATACCAACCCGCGCTCAGTCGTCATGAACATCGACCTAGAACTTGACGAGATGTGCGACATCATCGAGATGCTCGAAGCCAAGGTCGAAGACGGCGACAACTACCGCGCAAACGCGCTGCTCAAGTCGCTCAAGATCACCCGAGCCGAAAGCATCAAACAGTTGCAATCGAGCCTCGAATCATACGCATAAAGCTAGGGCCCTTCGGGGCCCTTTTCTTTTGCCATGGCGATCGAGCCAAGTAAGGCGATCCGCGAAGAAGTAAGGCGAAGCGCAAGGCGCAAGGGCGCAAGGCGCAGGGCCGCAGGGCGCAGGGCCGCAGGGCGCAGGGCGCAAGACAAATAGAACTTGCGTATCACTTGCGTTCTGCTATTCTATAATCTCACTCAACTAAGGAATCAAAACCATGAAATCTGGAATCATATACAACGGGCCAAGCCTATTGGATGGTAAACCAATCGTTGCAATCGCGACGTACAGCGATCGCAACACCAAGACGGGCAAGGTCGTGCAAACATACATCTTGCGCAGCGATATCAACCCGCTCGAAGCAAGCAAGACGGGCGAAGATTTTTCAATCTGTGGTGATTGCACCATGCGCGGCGAAGTAAACGACGACCCAAAGCGCAAGCAAGCCAAGGGCCGTCGCTGCTACGTTAACCTAGGCCAAGGCGTTTTGATCGTTTACAAAGCATTATTGCGCGGCGTCTATCCAACCGCAGACAATAGCGCCGATCGCAAGACAATCGGGCGCGGGCGGTTCGTTCGCTGTGGCACGTACGGGGATCCCGCAGCTGTGCCCGCGGACGTGTGGACGGATCTACTGGCAGACGCCGACACCTTCACAGCATACAGCCACCAAAGCGGATGGCGTCCCGACATCGCGATGCAAAGCGCAGACAATCGCGCCCAAGCTATCGCACACTGGAAAGCAGGGCGTCGCACCTTCCGCGTCATTCCCGATTTGGGCGAACTAGACAAGGCGAACGAAGCCCTATGTCCCGCATCAAAAGAGGCAGGTCGCCGCGTCCAGTGTACCGCCTGCAAACTCTGCAAAGGGTCCAGCCTAGGCAAGTCGATCGCGATTGTAGAACACTAGAACAAAGGACCAAGGGCCTCGGCTCTTGGTCCTTTTGCCTTTAACACTAACGGCGTTAGCGTTATCGTCTGTCATCGGGGGAAACTCCCCCAAAATACAAGGGCGCAGGGCCGCAGGGCCCCAAGATCAAGGCGCAGGGCGCAGGGCGCAAGACAATCTAGCCTGCAAAACAGGGCGCAGGGCAGCAAAAAGCCCAGATGCAGAGCCAACGCGCAGGACGCAGGGCGCAAGGCACCCCAAATCAAGGACCGCGGGCCCCTGATCTCCCCCAAATAAAAGTATATCACCGTCCTTGGCCCTCTTTACCAAGTAAAAAGTTGAGCCTCCACGAGCCCAATATGCAGCGTTCCACGCGATTTGATGAGGACTGATTTTTATTGCTTGTGAGTTACTCACCTTCAATTCGAGCCAGAAAGGCATGCCGTCCCAGACCATGTGGACATCAGGGACACCGCCGCCATGCTTGTTTTCAATCCTTGTCGCGTGGCAATTCTTCGGCATGTTCGATCGTATCGAGTTCCAAAAGTTCGCCTCTGGGCCCTTGCTCATCTGGTGTTATGTCCTTTGCTGTGCCTTCGATCTGAAAGGCTTGAGGGTATCGCTTTTGTAGGTCGGCCAGACGCCCCACGATTTCGTCGCGTGACAGGGAATCGATGGTGTTGATTGTCTCGCGTCGATCGATTGTCAGACCACCCAAAGCCGAGCGAATTTTCTCCGCATTGATTGCCGCGGAAAACTGACCAGCCTCTTCGGCCCCGCTGCTTAGTTGATGCAGACGCTCAAGCTGTCCAATGGTGGTCACACCATAGCGGCGCTCTCGTTCTGTTCTCAGGTCTTGGATGTATTCCAGTACGTGCGGGTAATCCTTGCCGTTCAAAAGTTTGTACGCGAAGTTGGCCGCTGTATCTGGGGCGTACCCCGCCTTCCGAGCGCATTCAGCGTTGGAGTAGATGCCTTCGACGATGTGTCTGGCGAAGGTCATCTGTCGGTTGGTCAGCTTGCGACCATGTTCCTCTTCGATCTTTTGTTTAGTGGACGCCATTGTTGCCTCGTTTGTTGCTTATCCACATGTTATACCAAGTGGTAACAGGAGGCAATCTTTCCTATATAGGGGTTTTCACCAGAGAAACGTACTCAACGTACTCAGAACGTACTCGGCCATGGGCTACTTAGAAGGTTGTTATCATTAGTTAATATTTTACTGAGTACGTTTAGTACGTTTATTACGTCTGATTTGAAAAGTTTTTTTTTTTTTTAAAAATATCTGGAGAATATCCCTATAGGGAACTCAGCGCACTCAGCCCCCGTTCCGAGGACCGAGGAACAAAGTCCTTGACCCGAGGACCGAGGA